GAGGACATATCCATCCTACTCGTTGCTTCACCAGCGTTCAAATCGACAGTGGAAGCCTTGCAACCAAAACATCCCTCAACGAATTCAGGATGTTTTCTAATTCTGTGTAAACTCATTTTTTGTCCCTAACACTTTTTCAATTCTATCAATAGCATCCTTCATAGAAGAACCACCATTGTGACTTAACTCACCGTCAAGTCTATTTAATCTTTCCATCACACTTGGAACAGGGTCTCTACCTGGACCACCAGGCTCGCCTTCCCAATCCCTGCGAAATTTTTCCAACCATTCCATCATAGAACGAGTCTTTCGAACTGTTGGCGCAATCACAAAAAACACAGAAGCAATTGCTGATGCAGTCGCACCTGCGACCAGAATGTTCTCTATCATCCTTCAAAGTTACTTTCAGTAATGCCGATGCCAGCGTTAATAAGTGCAGTCTTTTGGTTTGATGTAACATCATATTCGTGTCCCCCTGCATAGTACTCACTAGCAGAATCTATTTGGTCAGTTGATGGAACTCTTAATTTGTAATACTTATTACCAATTTTTAATACACTAATACCACGAGTTAATTTGTAACGATAGAATAGACCAAAACCTGCTGGTCCTTCTTCAATCGTGGGTGGAAAAAATATTGGCAATTTAAACTCCTATTAGTGTTGTAGCCCCCAGTTGCCCAGGGGCTACTTGCATTAAGTGAACTTATGCAGCGTTGATGCTGGATGAAGATTCAATGCGGTATAGTGCTTCTTCACGATAACGTTTGAAGCCTAATACTCCGTACCAACCAATTGGGCGCAAGCGCATCAATTTGTCAGTAACGTTTCCGATAACTACGTGTGGTTCTTCAGCAACTGCTTCAGCAAGTGCTTGTTGACCAGCAAGGATTGTACGGAACACGCGTGCACTTGAACCACCATCGGTGGCGTTGTACATACGTGGTGATTCGATGAAGTATGCACCTTCGAAGTTACCAATTTCTCCTGCCCAGATTTCAGCATTTGATTGGTATTCGTGAGGCAATCTCCAAGAAGCAGCGCCTGTTTCTGCACGAAGGTCGTGTGAAACTTCTGGGTGTATTGCACACCAGTATAGGCTGCCTTTACGAGCAACTGCTTTACCTGCACGCAATTTTGCAACAGCAAGACGAATGTCTGCTGCTTTCAAAGTGTGTGCGCCAGTAACGTTAGTTGTTGCTGTTGCGCGAGCGCCTGAAGCGTTGCTTGCGTAGATGACGTTTGTTCCACCGCGAAGTTCGGTTTGAACAACTTCATCAATTGAGTCCGCCATATTGAACGCAACGATATTTGCAATCGCTGGGTCAACTTCAGCAAGTGACATTAATTGCAGTTTGCGTGTGGTTAACACTGCGTTACCGTATTCGTTAAGAACAACGGTTACAGCAGATGGTGTACCAATCGCTACTGAATCTGGGTCAACTTGCTCTGACAACGGAGTTGTTGCTTTGGTTAAATCATTGTAAATTTGAAATACAATGGATGAACCAGGCATTGATTGACGCGCTGGGCGTTTGTCTGCGACTGAACGTAGTAATGGTTGAGAACGTAGTGCGAACTCAACTAGACGGTCGTATGCTTTTTGTACGAGACCTGCACCATTAGATGGTGTAAAGGTACCTGCGTTATCGGCACTTGAATATTGACCGCCACCAAGACCACCGTTTGTTGCTGACGAACCACCAGAGAGCGCGGTATATACGTTAGGCATTTCGGTTTTTTCCTTAGATAGTAGTTAAGCCTAAATCTCTCCACCTTGTTGGAAAATCATACTTGTGATTTCTTCTGCAGATTCTGCATTCTGTAATCTCAAATATAAATCATCCAAGCCAGCAGGAGACTGGGCATTAGCAGTAACAGAATCGATTTGTCTGAGTGTAGCCAAATCAGGCTTCACATCATCGGGCGTCTGTACTGTTAAACCAAAGACTTCAGCATTCTCTGCAATCCAGTTATCGATAGTATCTGGATTAGCCTCAATATCTTGAGGAATGAATTTTGCTATCTTTGGACTTACGCCCTTACTTTCAAGAACTGATTTGATAACGTTGTGACGTTGTTCAGTTTTAATCGAAGATAGTTGTCCTTCCATTTCGGAAAGCATTTTAGATTTAGTTTTCAACTCCTTACGAAGTTGCTTTAATAAATCGCTATCTGATTGTTGACTTTGATTAATGTCATCATCGTCATCTTCCCATTCTTGATATGTGTTGCTCATCGCAACGCTCCCATTCTATTTTGTTAGTCGCAAGCCTCATAATAAATCGGGGAAAATACTATGGCTCTTGCTACCAGTCTTGTTACTCTCGTAGGGGCTGGTCTATCCTACTGAGGGTCTAAATTGCGCCTGTTGTTTGCTGCGCTAATGAAGCAGTTGAAATACCTGCTTGTCCACCGAATGTGGCTTTTTCTCTTTCTTGAAGTTTCTTACGGCGTTGTGATGCTAAACCAAAGAACGCTTCTTGTTCAAGTTCTTTAGTAAGACCAGGTGTTTGTTCACCATAAATTTCTGAAAGTTTTGTTACAGTTGGTTGAACCTCTGCAATATTTGCGTAGGCTTCTCTTGAAAGATTACCAATCTGTTCAGTTGATAAACCACTTGTGCTTAATTGTTTTTCAAGTTGACTAATGTTTTCTTCAGCAACATTTATATTACTTGTTGCAGCACCTGTACGAATATTTGCTTTACGAAGACTTGTTTCTAATTCGTTAATACCTTGAGGTCCCTTCATCAAAGCAAGAGCAATTTGTGAACGTTGTTTAGTTGGGTCACCAACACCATAAGCGCCCAAGTAATTACTTAACTGAGTTTTTAATTCATCTGATGCTTTATCAATTCTGCTGAAAACATTATCAACACGAGCCTTAGCCTCATCAATTGAAACAGCACCACCAATCAAAGAGTTATATGTTTCTTGATTAGCAAGTTCACCAAGATTGTATTGGTTAAACAAATCACGGTAAGTTTGTTCAGCAGTAATATATTGACCTGGTGTATACACAGGTAACCCTAATGTTTTACGACCTTCGTTACCAGCAAAACGTGTCTTATACGCTTCAGTGGTAGGTAAAAGAAGTGATGCTTCTTCGGCGCCATATCCTTCTTTCATAAATCTTTTAATCTCAGGAATTAAAGTTATTAAACCGTTATCTGTAAATTCTTTTTCAAGAAGAGCAAAAGCACTACGGCGACTTTCTTCACGCATAGTATCAGCAGAATCAGGTAAAGTTGCACCACCAATAGTTTCACTTGTACCATCATTATAAAAAATAGTTATACTACCATTATCATTAGTAACTCTGTTGGTAATTGTTTTAGCAATAGGTGCATTACCTGAAGGAGTTGAAGTGGTAGTAGTAGTAACACCTGGAATTTTAAAACTTGTGCCAGAAAACAAAACAGTTGAACCTGCTTTTTGTCTAGCAGCCAAAGTTTTGTTAGCAGAAATTGCTTGGTTAATTTGTGCGGCAGTAACTTTTCGTCCAGTTGCAGCACTCACTGCTTTAGCAATAGATTTAGGAGTATCGCCTTTTTGAACTGTTACTCTACCAGTTTTTTTATCTACCTTTGCCATTTATCTTAACCCAAAATCTTGAAGAATTTTATTTGCATAACCTGCAGCCTCTTCACGAGCATTGTTTGTGTATTCCCATTGTGGACTATTACGTAACATTTTGTTAAAGTCAGTAAAGTTAGGAAGAGTTGTTAAAGCGTTTTGAACATACCTGTTATCAAGTTTAATTGTTTCAGGATTAACTTCTAAAACATTAGCCATTCTGTTAATGTACTGTGAAGCAATATCTTTAACTGTTAAACCTTGGTCAATGAATGGTGAAAGGTTTTGATACATTGCTTTAGCAGTGTTTTGAATTTTAGTTCTAACAGTTTCAATAGAAGCCTTATCTCTTAAACCATTAAGAGCATATTGACGTACCTCAGCATCAGATAACGAAACGTTATAATCAGCAGCAAGTCTACGAATATCACGAAGGTTACCACCTATTACACCACCAGCATTTTCAATACCTTTAATGTCAATATATTTAGAAACATAATTTAAAGCAAGTTCTTCACGGTCTTCATT